CCGAGGCCCATCGCTTTCCCGGTTCACCGTACGGTTCCCCGTTGTGCTTAGGTTCCGGCTAACCCCCGATCAATTGCTGTTGTCGGGCTTCAAGCTCTTTCACCTTGGAATTGCACATGTGGGTGCCGAACTGTCGCTCCATCCATTGGAACGCGACATTCATGGCCACCGTCTCGCGTTGCCCCATCACTGGGGAACTCTTTGCATACTTCGCGAGGGAGATGTAAGCGGCCGCCTTATTGGGTATAGGTAGCCCCCAACCAGTTCTATCGATGTCACCGCCTCCTTGGCGTTTTCTTTCACCATCAAACATCGCGACAAACATATCCTCATGTCGTCGGTTCTTCATACTCCCACTCTTGGGAAGGTAACCGACAACAGGAAAGTGTCTTTCTGGTAACTTACTCTCATGTAGGTTGCTTAGGTCTGCGACCGAACGGAATCCAACCTGGAACTCCGCCGGGTAACGCCCCCAAAACTCCCGTCCCGCTTCAACAAGCTGGGACGGGGTTGGGGGCGTTAGGGAAAATCCATACCGGACAGCGTGGCGCGATCACTCTTCAATCGCCTTGACAAGTCCTCCGTCATCGGAACAAACTTGTTCACCAAATCGCTGCCTGCAGTATGAAACCCAACCAAAGCACCATCCACACACGATATCACCGGACCACCGCAGTCACCTGGAAGCGTCGGGGCATTATACAACCCGTCCGTCGAGGCGAACCCTACTCCATAGCTAGGTTCAACCTGATCCTTCTGCTGGTAGCCGATCTGCATCACGGCTTCGTTGTTCGGGGGTCGCATCACCCATTTGGTCGGCTTCACCGTACCATTATGGGCATAAACGACAAGATCCTCCGCTACGACAAAGTACTCTTCAGGCAACTTTGCCGAGGCAGACGTGTTAGAAATCGACACGTCCCTGCCTTCAACAAGGGAGTGGTGAGGTCCGACAACCCACGGTCCTACAACCGTCGCTGTCGAACTCTGCTCACCGCCGTAATACAGCCTAAAGACGTTATGACTCTGCTTTTGATAATCACCCTTCTGCTTTCCAAGAAGGGCCTCGTTCACAAGAACACGAGTAGGAACAGTAATCTTCGCCGCCGCAACCATCGCATCAGCGTAGGTTCGATATTGTCCTGGCGTAACAGTCTTTGGCCTGCGTGAACGTGCTTGGCGAGCTCGCTTTCCAGCTAAGCTCTGCTTCGCACGAACACGGCGCGCAACACGGGTCGGGAAATGCTTCTTTTCAAGCTCTTCCATCTTTTCTTGGAGGCTCACACCACAATCTTCTTGTGGCCTCTCCTCCAAACCCTCCGCTCTTGTTCCGAACTGCCTCTCCATCATCGCGAGATCACGACGTTCCTGCTCTTCAGCAGCATGAAGTTGGGC